TGAATACATGGAGCAATTCTGGCGGGGCGCACCCATACTACGCAACATGGTCGGTGACGGTAAGCACCAAGGCCCCAAGCGTGACGTAGACCGTTGCAACTTCTACATTGGCGAATCTAAAATCGTTGCTATCCCATTGGGCGACGGCACCAAGATTCGTGGTTTGCGTGCCAACTACACGATTGCGGACGAATTTGCTTGCCTAGACGGAGATAGCATTGTAGAAACCAGCAATGGTTTTGTTCGTATATCGGACTTCGATAATGTGGATTATGTACTAACTGGCGACGACAAGCTCCCACAAGAAGCGCCTGACAAATTTGTCCAGACTCCATATACAGATGTATATGAGGTGCAACTTACGAATGGGTATGTTATTAGGTGTTCTAAAAACCACAAAATCAGAACCAATAATGGTTGGAAGAAACCGCTTGAGCTTTCTACTAATGACTATGTTGAACAGGCACCGCAGGGTCGGGCGTGTTTTGGCACAAATTATATTGATGGGTTGAAAGAAAAAGATGCATGGTTATTAGGAACTTTGGTTAGCGAAGGTTGTGTAACAAACCATAAAAGAATATCAGTAACCACTACCGACATAGACACTTGTAGGCGGTTGGTGAATGATTATGGCTTTAAGTTTAACGTTGTTAAGGCATATAAAGACAAGCGAGACTGGTCTTGTAAACAGGCTTACAAATTATGGAAAGACGACCAGGGCTTACGACAACAGATGAAGCACTGGGGCTTAGATTATGTTACGGCATACGACAAGAAAATTCCACATGCCATTTTGCGCTCGCCTGAATCAGTGATACAGAGTTTTCTGAGTGGTCTATTTGATGGTGATGGCTCATGTTTTCTATGGAAGGACCGAGATGTATCGAATAGAATTGGCTTGGCATACTATTCTGTGTCAGAGCGCCTATGTCGTGATGTTCAGTTTATGATGTACAAACTTGGGTTCGATGGATATATTAACCACCGAGAATCTAAATTAAGTGATAAGCCACAGTGGTTTGTTCGATGGAATGGGCAGCAAGCTAAGACAGCAGCAACCTATTTAATGGTTGCTAGATTCGCAGACACTATTAACCAATGTTCCGTATCGGATGAGCCTAAAAATTATTGTTGGGATGACAATAGAAAAAAATGGAAGGTTTCCATAGTTTATTGTGGTGAGACTATTCAAAAGAGATTTAAGCATGAATGCCAAGCCATAGATTTTGTTGATTCTATTAGAAATAAAGCACAGTATAGGAGAGTGTTGTCAGTAGTACAATTACCTGTTCAGCAACAGCTTTATGACTACCACCTGCCAATTACTCACAGCTTTTATGCCGAGGGTCATCGTCAACACAACTCTATCCCGCTCGAAATCTTTGAAGTCGTTATTCGTGGTTTCTCGTCCGTATCCGCCAGCCCCGAACAGCGTTCACGAGACATGGCCCATATCCGTGTTCTCAGGTCTCTTGGTATGTACTCAGAGGCAGAAGACGTGGACGTTGGTTTCGGAAACCAGACCGTAGTAAGCGGCACCGCCTACTATTCTTTCAACCACTTCTACGACTACTTCGTTCGCTACCGTGACATCATTAGGTCCAACGGTGATACTCACAAGCTGGAAGAAATCTTCAAGGGTGCTGTGCCCGAAGGATTCGATTGGACACAGTTCGGTATCTTCCGTGTGCCTTGGCAGAAATTGCCGTTTGGTTTCATGGACGAGACGCAGATTCACCAAGCTAAGGCTACTGTCCACAGCGCCATTTATATGATGGAATATGGTGCTTGCTTTGCTAGGGACAGTGACGGCTTCTTTAAGCGTTCACTCATCGAGTCATGTGTTTGCAAGGAACCCATCCAATTACAGAGCGGACCCGTTCAGTTTTCCGCTGTGATTCGTGGCAACCCCAACTGCGAATACATCTATGGCATCGACCCCGCTTCTGAGCAGGACAACTTTGCCATCACCATTCTTGAGGTTCACCCCGACCATCGTCGCATCGTCTACTGCTGGTCTATCAACCGTCAGGAACTTCGTGAGCGAATCAGGAAAAGTGGTAAGGTGACCGAGAAGTCATTCTACACTTACTGTGCCCGCAAGATTCGAGACCTGATGCGAGTGTTCCCAACGCGACATATTGCTATCGACACCCAAGGTGGTGGTATCGCTATCATGGAGGCCCTGCACGATGTGGCCGAATACGATTCCTCCAAGGGTGAGCGTGCGATTTGGCCGTACATTAAGCAGGGAGAGACCGATGTGTTTTGGTGGGAGAAGTCAGGCAAGCCAACGGACGGGGAACCTGGATTGCACATCCTTCACATGGTGCAGTTTGCGCAAGCTGACTTTACTCGTGACGCGAACCACAATATGAGAAGGGACTTTGAGAGTAAAACCACGTTGTTCCCGTATTTCGACCCCGCCACAGTCAGTGAAGCTATTTCATTAGACAAAATACATGGACGAGAGTATGACACTCTTGAAGACTGCGTAGTTGAAATCGAGGAACTGAAAGATGAACTTGCAACCATCATCCATGACCAAACAACTGGTGGTCGAGACCGGTGGGACACCCCCGAGGTCAAACTACCTGGAAACAAAAAAGGTCGTTTGCGCAAGGACCGTTATTCTGCCCTGCTGATGGCGAACATGGTAGCACACGTGATGGACAATGAACTGCCAGGAGTAACGCATACATTCGTGGGGGGATTCGCTGGTGAGAACCGTGGTCCTCGTGCTGGTGGTGGCAAAATGTATGTTGGTCCAAGTCACATTGTTTCCAAGATGAACACCGGCGCTTATGGCAAAGCTGTGCGTCGGGGCTAATTTGGTGTATACTGGATTAGAAACGAATTCGTATTCCAATACAAATGTCGGAGAGAGGCATGGCCAAATCCCCATCCCGCGCTCCGTCTGTGCTGCCAACTAACCGTCCTGCTCATACATTAGGCCAAGGTGCTTTTGTGAGAGCGAATGATGATGGTGCTGCGTTAGCTACAGGTAAAGCGCTTCAAGCATACGATGGCCTATTTGCTGCGATAGGTACACGAGACCGCTTTGCGAACTACGATACAAACACGTCCGTTCGTAACCAGTTCAGTCGTACTGACTATGAGTTCTTCCGCCCCAACGAGGCCATTCCTCAGCGACCGGAAGAGATTCTATCTTCGTGCCGCAATGCTTACCGTCGTGTGGGTATCATCCGAAACGTTATGGACCTGATGGCTGACTTTGGCTCTCAGGGAGCGCGATTGGTACATCCCAACCCACGCATCCAGAAGTTCTTCCGTGGATGGTGGAAAAAGATTGGTGGCCCGCGTGTGTGTGAACGTTTCCTCAATCTGTTCTACCGTGAGGGCGTGTCGATTCTCAAGCGCACCACGGGTAAACTACCCTACTTGTCCGAGCGACAAATGTTGGCGATGGGTGAAGACGGCAAGTTAGAGCCTGACGTACAGATTGAGAGGCCTCTCAAAACGGCAAAGCGGAACATCCCTCTTCGATACAACTTCTTGAACCCTCTGAGCCTCAAAGTTCTCGGTGGCGAATTGGCTCAGTTCGTGGGTAAGCAGGCGTATGCCCTCAAGGTCAGTTTCAAATTACGTCAAGCGGTGAACAGTCCCAAGACCCCAGCCGAAGTACGTCTTGTGGAAATGTTGCCCGAAGACATTCGTACAGCCATTCAACGTGGCGACACCGAGATTCCTCTGGACCCCGATAAGGTCATCTCGCACTTCTACAAGAAGGATGATTGGCAGACGTGGGCCGACCCACTAACGTATGCCATCATGGACGACATTATTCTTCTTGAGAAGATGAAGTTGGCCGACCTCGCTGCTCTCGATGGTGCTATCTCCCAGGTCCGTATCTGGAAGCTGGGACACATCAATGATGCCCACCCTGAAATGTCAATCTTCCCGACTGAGGTTGCCATCGAGCGCTTGTCTGAGATTCTATTGTCCAACCCAGGTGGTGGTGCGTTCGACATCATTTGGGGTCCAGAACTCAGCGTTGAAGAATACAAGACCAACGTCCACCAATTCCTTGGCAAAGAGAAGTACGAACCCGTTTGGAACAGCATATACGCTGGTTTGGGCGTTCCGCCCACGTTGACCGGTGCTGCTACCGCAAGCGGTTTCACCAACAACTATATCTCACTCAAGACCTTGGTGCAGCGACTTGAGTACGGTCGTGCTGCATTGAAGGAATTTTGGGAGCAAGAGATTGAGTTGGTGCGACAGGCTATGGGATTCCAGAAGGGTGCCAAGTTGGTGTTCGACCATATGGTCTTGTCGGATGAAGCCGCTGAGAAGGCTTTGTTGGTTCAATTGGCTGACC